AAAGAGTCAGTTTTGTGGAATCTGCTCTCCCTAAATTCAAGGAGAACAAGAGCAAAGGCTTCGTCACCTTTGGGGAAAATAACAAGTACCCATTTGAGTTGATTGACCTTTTCAACAAATCCCCAAAACACTCTGCAATCGTAACCCAAAAAGCAGCGTATCTGTCAGGGGACAAAACCGAAATCATCGGAGCAAATACCGAGGACATTGCCAGAGCGCAGGACTATCTCAACTCTATAAACGCCTACGAGGATTTTGAATCCCTCAAGACCAAGATTGCTCAAGATTGTGAGTTATTCAACGGCTTCGCTTTGGAGATCATCTGGAACAAGGCAAAGACCTCAATTGCTGAGATTTATCACCTGCCTTTCCAGAATGTTCGTAAAGGCTTGGAAATGGATTTTGTCTATTCTGACAACTGGGATTCTCACAGACCTGAGTTGACCTACTACCCCAAGTGGAATCCAACCACTCGTGAGAACAAGCAACTATATTATTTTAAGTTTTACCGAGCCGGTCAAGACATCTATCCTTTGCCTGACTACATCGGGGCTTTGAAGTATGTTGAGATTGACACCGAGATTGCCAACTTCCATTTGAACTCCATCAAATCTGGTTTCTCTGCTCAGACCTTGATCCAACTCTTTAAGGGGATACCAACTCCAGAGGAAGCCAGAAAGACCGCAAAGCGATTCAAAGACAACTTCCAAGGCACGGACAACGCTGGGTCTGTAATAATCCAATACAACGAACCCAACGAGAACCCATCGGTGATCAACAACCTTGCTCCTTCGGATTTTGACAAGTTGTTTGTTGAATTAAACCGTCAAGTCCAAGAGGAGATTTTTGTCGGCCATAAGGTAACCTCTCCGATGTTGTTCGGAGTAAAGACCGAAGGTCAATTGGGTGGAAGAAGCGAACTGGTTGAGGCTTACGAGACCTTTCAGAGTTCCTATGTAGAGCCTCGTCAAAAGCAACTTGATTCTTGCCTTTCGCATATATTCAAATACATCGCACCAGTCAAACTGGAGACAAAGAACAATCCTCCGATTGGCTTGGATTATGTTTATCTGTTTGAGAAGGGCATCATCTCTAAGGAAGAAGCCCGTCAAGAATTGGGAATGTCTGTTGACCCTTTGCAGTTCTCCTCTGAAAATCCTTTTGGATGGAATGATGATGCTGACATCAAGGTGTTTGAAGCATTCGGTGAAACTGCCGACAAGTTTGATTTTGTCAAGATGAAGTTTGATTCTGCTTTGAGTTTGATGATTCTTCAACTTTTGCAAAACAACCCCGGACTATACGCTGAGGATTTGGTTGATTTGATTGATGAAGACCCAGATGTCATTCAAGAGGAACTGGATATGCTATTTGCAGACGGAATGATTGAAGATGTCGGAGGCGGTTGGGGCATATTGGCAGCAGGTTTGACTTTGCTTAAAGACAACAACATCAGCGACACTATTGAGGTTCGCTATGAGTACGCTAAGAATCCAGCGATGCCCGGTGCTGATGTCATTCCTACCACTCGTGACTTCTGTCGGAGAATGGTTGATTTTGGTCGTTTGTACACCAAAGAAGACATTGACAAAATGTCCTCAATCTTGGGCTACGATGTTTGGCAAAGGAGAGGCGGTTGGATGACCGTGAAAGGCTCATCTCCTGCCGTTCACCTTCCCTATTGCCGTCACGCTTGGATTTCAAAAGTAGTTAGAAGAAAATGAGCAACTTTGTCTATTTCATATCAACCTCGTATCTCAAGGACAACACCCCTCTAAACGAGAACCTTGACGATAAAATCTTGAAGGCTTCCATCAAGGAGGCGCAAGAGATTTACATCCGTAACATCGTTGGCTCTGGCATCTATAACGAGTTGCAGACCCAAGCCTATGGAGGTACTTTGACGGCTGACAACACGAGCCTTCTGGACTCTTATATCGCTCCTTGTTTGAAGTATTATACATTGGTGGAGTCAATGCTTCCCTTGACCTTTAAGTTTATGAACAAGAGCGTTGCTTCTCGCAATTCTGAGAACGCCACACCAGCCACTCCCTCTGACCTCACCCACATAGAGCAAAGATACAGAGACAAGGCTGAATACTACGGAGAGCGTTTGCGTGATTACCTTCGCACCTATCCCAACAAATATCCCCTTTATCTTAACCCCGGTTCTGACTTTGACACCATCCGTCCCAAGTCAACTGCTTTCTTTGGTGGTATGTACTTGCCCGGTGATGATGACTGCTTCTTCAACTATGACTTCCCACAAGAATAAATGGCGATTGAAAAACGAAATCAAACTGAAAGCCTATGACCTTAAACCAGATAATCGCCAAGATAAAAGCGGCAGCCGAGAGTCACAAGATGGTCGGCAAGTTCGCAGTAGGGGCTGAGTTTGACTTTGCCGTTGACGAGGTTAAGTATTACCCTCTGGTTTGGTTAGTCCCCAATGGCTTCCAGTTTAACCAACAAGGTAAACTCGTATCCTATCAGTTCGCAATGATGGTGATGGATAGGCAGTTTGAGTCATCCTCAAACACCATAGAAGTCCTCTCAGATACCGCAGGAGTACTCATTGATATTATCACCTTACTTGTCAGAAATAATCGCTTAGATGAAGAATTTGAAATCCTTGTCAACGCTACTGCCGAGCCGTTCTACGATTCATCTACTGACATTGTGGCTGGCCATGCTATTGATTTTGTTGTCAATACCCCCTACTTGGAATCATACTGCGACATCCCGACTTGATACTATTCAGATTCTGAAGGTTGAAAAGCAAACAATCCACACGGAACGCATCCGCACCGAACAAGCCTATGACACGCTATTTGTATATCTTAGTGATAGCCTTGCTGATATCCGCACCACAGAACGCCTATTGTCAATTCACCGATTCATTGATTCGGGAGGTCAACTATCGTCTGTGGCAAGGAGCAAAAGCACGAGAGCAAGTGATACAACTCAAGAAAGAGTTGGCGATTGATTCGGCACTTATCCACGAGCAAGGGGTTGTGATTGAAAAACTGGACAAAGAGAACATCCAATTAAAAACTGACAACGCCATCTTGACCCAAACGAACAAAACATTCAAGCGCACCTCGGCAGCCTTGTCGCTGCTGGTTGTGCTTCTTATACTATGAAGACAAAAAATGTCCATATCATTGAGAGCGATTTTAAGCCACGCAAAGTCCTTCTCCTAAGCGATCTACACTGGGACAACCCAAAGTGCGACAGAAGGCTTCTAAAACGCCATTTGGACGAAGCCAAAACAGAGGGTTGTGACATCCTTTTGAACGGAGATACTTTTTGCTTGATGCAAGGAGCGTATGACCCACGAAAAGCCAAGAGCGATATCCGACCTGAACACAATGTAAACAACTATCTTGATGCGGTAATTGGGTCAGCGATTGAATGGTTTGCACCTTATGCTCATTTAATTCGGGTCATCGGGTATGGAAACCATGAGACCAGCGTACTCAAAAGACAAGAGACCGATGTCATTGAGCGATTTGTTTCTGGAATGAACATAGCACACGGATCATCTATTGAGGTTGGGGGCTATGGTGGATGGGTTGTTTATGAGTTCAGAGATGAGAACAAACACAGAGCAAGGTATCGCATCAAGTATTTTCACGGCTCAGGAGGAGCAGCACCCGTAACTTTAGGAACAATACAAGCAAACCGAATGCAGGTGTTTGTAGAGAATGCCGACATGATTTGGCAAGGCCATGTTCACAATGACTACGAGTTGACTTATATGACCGAGCGACTGACTTTGCACAACATAGTAGAACTCAAAGAGGTTGTTCATGTTCGCACCGCAACCTACAAAGAAGAATACAACGAAGGAAAAGGTGGATGGCACATTGAGAGAGGAGCAGCACCCAAACCTCTCGGAGGTAGATGGCTCAACCTAACACCATGCCGTCAGCATACTGGAGCAGCCAAAGTCACCGGCTATACTTATAAAACATCATGAACCTAATCAAAGTCCCTTTTATATATGAACTCGTACCCGACCCAATGGACAAGTTGCTCAACGATGCTCCCGATCTGGTGGAGTACGAGCGAGATGGTTACTTGGATTTGGACTCCGTCATCGCAGCCGTAGAGTTAGACGATTACACGGAGGTCTACACCGCCCATCAGGTTTTCTTGTTAAATTTGCCCCTCACAGATTTTATGACCAAATGGATGCAGTAAACCACCCCGAACACTACAAAGGAGAAATAGAAGCCATTGACGCTATCAAAGCCTCAATGACCAAAGACCAATTCAACGGCTACTGCAAGGGAAACGCTATGAAGTATTTGTGGAGGTGGGAGAGGAAAGGCAAGGTGGAGGACTTGAAAAAAGCCCAATGGTATCTGAACAAACTAATCTCGGAAAATGAACCTCAAGCAGTATCCATTTAATGACTATGTCAACGAGTCGGTTGCCAAGAAGCAAATCTATCTCCATCATACAGCAGGAACTGGGACTCCTCAAGCCGTTTTCAATATGTGGCAAAAGAACCTCGTTCGGGTTGCTACTTGTGTTGTGATTGGCAGAGATGGCGAAATCGGTCAAGGGTTCTCATCAGCGAAATGGGCTTATCACTTGGGGCTAAAGCAAGATGTCTTTGCTGCTCACAAAGTCCCTTACCAGTCCTTGGACAAAATCTCCATTGGTGTTGAGATCATAAATTGGGGTCAACTGACCGAGAAAGACGGCAAGTTCTTTTCATATACCGGCAGAGAGGTCAAGGATGTGATTGAGGTCAAGTATAAAAAATACCAATACTGGGAGAATTACACAGACGCTCAGATTGAAAGCACTCGTGAACTTCTTTTGTTGTGGAGGGACAGATACGAGATTCCGCTATCTTATAACGAAGACATCTGGGATGTAACCGACAGAGCCTTGAAAGGCGAAGCCGGGGTCTTCACACACAACTCAGTTCGCAAGGACAAGGTTGATGTATATCCTCATCCCAAACTGATTGAGATGCTGAAATCACTTGCCTGATTACTTCCAAATATCAAACTCTGAAATTGAGAGCAGACAAAAGGCTCTCACAGACCTCATTGCTTCGGGTGGGCAGATAGGCTCTACCCAATTCACCACAGAAGGAGATAGTCAACTTCAACAGATTCTGCTCGGTTGGTCAAACTCTGTCATTGCACAGATGAGAAATAACCTTGCAAGACAAAAGGCTGTTGCTTCTGGTAATCTTTTGCAGTCAATAGCACCGGATGTCAAAACCCTGAGAACGGGAGGCAATGTCAAGATAATGATGTTGGACTACTGGGAATGGGTTGACCAAGGAAGACCAGCCACCAAATCAAACACCAAAGGCAATCCAACGCTGCAACAATCTTTGGAGGAGTGGATTCGGATGAAAGGCATTCAGGTTCGCACATCTCCCAACCAAAACTATCAAAAGGCCGTTAAATCTTTGGCCTATGTGATTGCTCGGAAAATTCACACAGAAGGATTCAAGGAAAGACCCTTCGTGACTCCGGTAATAAATGACCGCAATTTGGCTCAATTAGGAGAAGCCGTTGGTCGTTACATTTCTATTGCAGTTCTGCCCAAATAGAAAAAAGATTTTTCTTTTTAGTAAATTAGTTTTATCTTTGCTTCTGTATGAAACCAGAAGAACTGATTTTATTTGTGAAATTGAACAAGCGTCACGGCATCGTCAAAGCGGTAGCCGAACGCACTGGCATCTCTATGCCCACCGTATCTAAGTATCTCAAAGGAGATATCTACAACCAAACGGCCTTGAAGGTCATTGAAGCAGCGAAGGAGGTCATTGATGATACACTTTAAGTACAATGACGAACACATCATTGAGGACGATATCCAAAACGGAGATTGGCTCTTGGTGTCTTATCAAAGAATCTACCACTTCAACCGAGAGGAGTTTCGTGATTGGTGTCTGACCGAGCATTGGGACTATCTCAAGACAATCGGCAGAAGCGAGATTGATGAAGATGGCTTTCAGAATAAGTATGTAGGTTGGTCAGACCTTGACCTTGATATGGAATTTGCTTGGCTTGTTGAAGCCGTAGTCACTGGAAAAATCAAACACTATAAAATAACAGATGAATAAATCACCAGAAATCAAAGAGTTAGCCAAGGCATTGGCAACCTTTCACGCCCAAGTTGGCAAAGTCAAGAAAGAGGCTCAGAACCCTTTTTTCAAATCAAAGTACGCTTCCCTTTCCAACATCTTAGATGTCATCGCAGAACCCTTGCAAAAGGCTGGGTTGGTGTTCTCTCAATTCCCTGACGAGTTTGAACTTACTACCATCTTAATCCACACCGAATCAGGGCAGTATCTTGAGGCCTCCTATGCGATGCCAGTTGCTAAGGAGAACGACCCACAAGCGGTTGGCTCGGCCATCAGTTATGCTCGGAGATACGCTATCGGAGCAATCCTTTGTCTGAACATTGATGAGGATGACGATGCAGAAAAGGCAATGAACCGCACCAAGATGGTCAAGTACAAACTGACCAAGAATAGCCCAAAGTGGGGTGAGGCAGTCAAGTATGTAGCAGGTGGAGGAGACACCGCTAAGATTGCCGAGAAGTATGACATCTCCAACAAAGACCTAATGGATTTAGCCGTAGAGGCTGGATTATGATTTACGAGGCATTTGTCAATGGACAAGCGTTGTGGCGAGTTTACTGGAAGCAGGAACTCGCTGCAACCTTCCTCTCTCACGATGAAGCAAGAGAGTATTTGATGCTCTTGGAGTTTGTTGAGCAACTGCCAAACTTTAACGCTATATGAAAACACCAGTACAAGAATTGTTTGATAAACTATGGGACACCCCAAAAGATAAGTTCACTTGGTATGCTATCCGAAAAGAAATGCTTGAGAAAGAGAAAGAGGTGATTGTGGATGCCTTTCTGGATGGGAAGTTGGATGGGTGGCACAATCAATGGGCTGACGCAAATGACTACTATAACGAAACCTTTAACACCAACGAGAAATGAAACAGACAGCAGTAGAATATCTATTAGAGTATTGTGAAAGAGAAAATTGGAGTATCCCAAATAATATAATTGAACAAGCCAAAGAAATTGAGAGGGAGCAGATAATGGATGCACACATAGAAGGTCAAAGAGTATTTGATGACTATCCACATACTCAATGGACAAATGACCAAGCAGAACTATACTACAACGAAACCTTTAACACCAAACAGAAATGACACAATTAGAATGGGAAGCAAAGCGAATAGGCAAGTTCACAGCCTCTGAAATTCATCGCTTGATGGGTAACCCTCGCAAGAAGGGAGAAATCCTCTCAGAGACCGCCAAATCGTTTGTAATAGAAAAAGCAGCAGAGATTCTGACTGGGCAGAAACGACCCATTTACGGAGCAGCACTTGATTGGGGAGTTGACCACGAGCAAGAAGCGTTTTTGAAGTTCAATGCCATCAGCGACCAGATGTGGGACTACTACGGAGGCCAAGAGTTTAAGTTCTATTCCTACGGTGTTTTTTCTGGGGCATCTCCTGACGGGCTTTCAATAAGCCACTTGTTGGAAATCAAATGCCCATACGAGAGCCACAATCACATCAAGCATATGTTGATCAAGGACAACGAGGATTTCAAGTCCTCACGGCCTGAGTACTATTGGCAAATGCAACTGGGAATGATCGCCACCGAGAAGTCAAAAGGAATGTTCGTTTCTTATGACCCACGAATGCCTGAGGACAAGCAGATATATCAGATTGAGATATACCAAGATGATGTCAAGGCTGAGATAGACGATAAGATTTCAGTAGCCTCAGAGATGTTGGCTGAAATTATTTCTTAAAATTATTTTGGATATTGCAAACTTTGTTTATATTTGAATATGCAAAAACCAACATACGCCTACCTCAACGGGAAAGTTGTGGAGGTAATCAAGCAAGAGGATAACGGAACATTCCTCATCAAATTAGAAGAACGCCTATACTGGGTAGAAGCACACGAATTAAAACACATCAAACTATGATACCAGCAATTCTAATCATCCCCGTGACTCTTGTCATCTTGGCTTTGAGTTACCTCAAGTTCATCATCAAGAAGGGCATTGACTCTTATGATGTTCCTCACCAACCAACTCCTGAGCGTGACCCAGTCATTCCCAAGTTCAACGAATGGCAGAATCACCTTCAAGTTCAACGCAAAAAGATGTACAAAGGAAAGGCACTATGAACAAGCAGAAAATCGCAGCAATCCTAATGAATCACCCAAAGTCAATGGATGACGATAACCTTCTCCAAGCCCTTGTTTGGAAGGGAGAGATGGCAGGAAACCCAAACATCAGTGCTATGGACTTTCTACGGCTGTATTCAGCAGGCTCATTCACAAGCCCTGAAACAATTCGCAGATGCCGTCAGAAGTTGCAAGAGGAGTATCCTCACCTCAGAGGAAGCAAGTATAAGATCCGTCACGATCATCAAGAAAAATGGAAAAAGTATCTGGAAGAATAATCCAAAATCTTATCTTTGCTATACATAAATAGACGAAGTTCACAACCGAGTAGAAGGCGGTTAAAAGAACAGATATTTGCCCTGGAAGGGTCGGATGGCTTCTACACATCCGCCTCTATCTGGGGCTTTTTTTATGGCTGAAAACAAAAAATCATTCCTTCTCTATTGCGATTTGATTCACACGATAGAGCAACTAACAGACGAACAAGCAGGGAATCTGTTCAAACACATTCTGAGGTATGTCAATGACCAAGACCCAGATACTGAAAACATCATCACGAAGATTGCTTTTGAACCAATCAAGCAACAACTAAAGCGTGATTTACAAAAGTACGAACAGATACGAGAGCGCAATTCCGCAAACGCTCGTAAGCGATGGGATGCGACCGCATCCGACCGCATACCAGATGATGCCAAAAATGCCGATAATGTAACAGATAAAGACACAGATAAAGATAAAGTAATAAAGAAGTTTATACCACCAACTAAGGAAGAAATCAATCAAGCCTTTCCAGGATTTGATGCTGAACGATTCATTGACTTTTATACCTCCAAAGGATGGGTTGTTGGAAAAACCAAAATGAAGGACTGGAAAGCAGCGGTCAGGAATTGGCTTCGTTCTTCGGATAATAAAACCGAACTTGCTTCTCCTAAATACAAAAAGGCAACACTATGACCCCTTCACAATACATACTGGCAGCAGCGATGTTTGACGATACAACTCGTTTCAAACTACTCTCAGCAAATCCGTCTTGGTTTGATTCTCACATACAACCAGCGATTCAAAAGATTCAGGAACTCTATCTGGCAAACAAGCCTTTGAACAATTCAAACATCTTGATTGAGTTGAAAGGAACGATGCCAATGCGAGACCTTGTGATGATTCAAGGGATGGCCACCGACTATGTTTTGGTGGATGCCTACCTAAAACAACTCGCCAAGAAACACGAACACGAGCGACTCGTTCACGGGCTATCTCAGATTGATCTGAAGGGAGACATTGTTTCTCAACTTACCACATTAATTTCAACGGCAACCATTCACATTGACCGAGACCCTATATCCTCAAGGAAAGCCATCAACAAGGCTTGTGATGACATTTGCGAAGCGTTCAAAAGACAAGACGCTACCAACGGAATGAAAACGGGCTGGAGGTATCTTGATAAATATCTTGGAGGTTGGAACAGAGGAGACCTCATCATCTGTGCAGGAAGACCGGGAATGGGCAAATCAGCCATCGCTATGACTTGGGCTTTGGAAGCATCAAAGTGGTACAAGGTTCTTTTCCTTTCCCTTGAGATGTCAGTTGACCAATTGGCTCGCAGGATTCTCACACACGAGACACACATTGAGAACTACAAAATCCGCAGCAACTCACTTTCTCAAGGTCATATTGATAGGATAGTTGACTACACGATTGCAGACAACCCAGTTCTTTGGTTGGACGATGACACCTCCTTGAGAATAGATCGCCTCTCGGCTAAGTTAAAAATCCACCAGCAGAAACACGGCCTTGATCTTCTGGTCATTGACTACATCCAACTAATGAAAGGAACGAAACAAAACCGACAAGAGGAGGTTGCTGAAATCTCTCGCAACCTAAAACTGATTGCAAAGGACTTGGGAATTTGTGTGATTGCTCTTTCCCAACTCTCACGAGCGGTTGAGCAACGAAGTGACCACCGACCTCTACTTTCTGACTTGAGGGAATCAGGAGCGATTGAACAAGACGCTGACGCAATTCTTTTCCCTTACCGACCTGCCTACTACCAAGACGAAAAACCAGACACTGAGGAAGCAGAATTGATGATTGCCAAAAACCGACACGGGGAATGCGTGACAATAGATGTCAAGTTCACCGGTTCACTTACAAAATTCACAGAATGAAAGACCTATACACAGAAAACACAGAACTCAAAATCAAAGTCAAACGCTTGGAGCGTAAATGCAAATCCTTGTGGGATAGTTTAGAAAAAGCCAAGCAAGATATTCAGGAATACAAACTCATACTGGATGACCTTGATAACCCAATCTCAGAGTTCCCTTTGGATGAAATTGCAAGAGCAGTTTCCAGCGCTTCACAGACCACCGTTAAAGACATGAAAGGCAGAAGCCGAATCAGAGAGTGTGTCATTGCTCGTCAAGTGTTTTTTTACATCGGGAGGAGGGCTGGATTCTCGTGGAAAAAGTTGGGGCAGTATTTGCTCAGAGACCACTCAACTGCCATACACGGATACAATCAAATGGCCTACTACATCACCATGCCAAAAATGAATCGCCATGAGTCACAAATCTACCTACACACCCGTGAAATCTTGGGTACTCGTAATGAGGAAAGGTACAATGCAATCTGACATCTGTTGTGTGACCGAAGCCCAAATCAAATACTACCGAAAAAAATATGAGAAAGATGGGTGGCAGTTTCACGAGTTGATAAGTTGTGGAAATTTCAAATAAAAATTAAACAAACTTTGAAACATTACAAAGAGCGAAATCATAACTGAACTATCGCAGCAGGAATGGGTGAGGGGTTTTTGCGTCAAGGTCGGCAAAGAACTTGCGTCTGATTTATACCAAGAACTCTTTCTCATTCTCTGCGAGAAGCCTGATGAATGGGTGGTAGAAAAATATCACTCAGGATACTGGGCAGGTTTCGTGTCTCGCATCATCCTCAATCAATACTACGGCAAGAGGACTTCATTTGAGAAGAACTATCTCAGGCCGATTGGAATGGAGGACACCAGCACAATAGAAATAG